TAATCTATATACTTGTCAAGACCAATCTCATGCGGAAAATCCTGAATAAACGAAATAATATTCTCATGAATAATATTCGGTTTCTTCAGATAACAGAACTTGATCTTCTCACCATTCTGAATGAGAGAGTACTTATTATCCAACTTATGTTTTTTAACATAATGGTTGTATAACAATGCACCCCGTATATGTATAGGAGTTCCTTTTGCATAAATTGTAGAATGTGCCTGATATTTAACAACATCTGATGCGGATCTAGGAAAAGATATATCTTCTGGTGGAAGAGATTTAAATTTCTTTCTAGAACTATCAATAAAATCAATTACCTCATCCTCTGTTCCACTCATCATTATCTTCAAGGCATCCTTAATCATCTGACGACAAGGTGCTGGTGTTGATGATTTAACTGCTTCAATCCCCATCATCTTTAACTTAGGTTCTTCATACCTAACACCTTCACTATCCCATACATTTAGAATATATCTTTTCTTCGCAGTCCATATACCACGGTCAGCAATGTTCTCTCTTGCCATAACCATCTTCTGGTCATAGGCATTCACGTAGTCGGCCAATTCTTGGTAAGAACTTTCAATAAAAGGTTCAAATTCATTTTCACACACCTTATTAAGGAAAGTGACAACGCCCTCATTAGTTTTCTCTCTCCCCTCGTATACACGTTCAACCAAAGGACCCAAATTAAGATAAATGGAATCGGTATCAGAAGCAATAACATAATCTACATTCTCAGTTTTCAAAATTTTATTGATTTTCTGATTCATCTTATTCTCTATCCATCTGATAGAAACCTGACCAGAAAGTGTAATAGCTTCAGCATTCGCCAACTTGTAATACCGAAAATACTGATTGCCGATAGCACCATAAGCAGAGTTAAGTGAGATCTTCTTAGCCATCTGAATGTTATTACACCGAGCAATCTCCTTTTCAAGTGCCTTAGTAGGTGTTTTTTCATAATCTTTCTTTGCCTGGATCATTCTTTTTTTGAAAACCACACGGTCTCCATACATCTTATCCATCAACTCTGGTAGAAAACCCCGTACATCCTTACGATACTGAGCGCCATTAGCGCAAACAGCATAATCGCTACTAATTGACACCTCACGATTTAGAAACCTTTCAACGCTTGCGCCGGGACATCTAGCCTCCCTGAGTGTTTCCGGGGAGATATTATACTGCATGATAAGATGAGGGTAGAGAGAGTTAAGGTCAAAACTAACAACCCAATCATAGCGTCCTGGTTTCGGTTCTTTGACATAGGCACCTGCGTACTTCTCCGATTTACTAGTTTTATTCTTTGGGGGAATAACAATATTCCTTTTCTTTAAATAGTTATAAATGATGTTATCCCACATCCTTACTTGATAGAAGACATCATTATAATTCACTTTAGCATCATATGCCATAGTGAGTGCCAGTTCAATAAGCTTCATCTTGTCTTCAAGACGGTCAACCAGTTCTACGTCAACGATATTATACTCAATAAACTTCTGCCAACCTTTCTTATAAAAGTCTTTAAACGTTTCAAACTCTGAGTGATCTAATTTCTTCTGTCCTAATTCTACTTCCGCAATATAATCCAATCTATAAGACTCTTGCGCCTTATATGTAAACTTCTTATAAAGATCTAGATAATCTAATTGACATACACCACCCACATCAAAGGTAGTATGCTTACGTCCCATAAGATGTATTTCACCCTCACTACAAAGTCCCCAAGGTGACATACGCTTCATCAATTTCTCACCAAGCACCCTCCTGAGACGCTTGCAAATATAAGGTATATCATATAATTGAATGTTCCACCCAGTAATTACATCTGGAACATCAACCATCCAATAATTAATAAAATGATTTAAAAGATCATATTCAGTAGGACAATGATGATATGTTACATCCTTGCGATTATTCTGAAACGGCTTAACTCCCCAAGTAATGATCTGCTTTGTTGTATAGTCCTGGATACTAATAGCAAGGATCTCTTCCTCACACGATTCAACATCAGGGAACCCTTGCTCAGACGCAACTTCAATATCCAGAGTAACAAGTTTAATTTTACTGATGTCAAACTTAATCTCATCTTCGGGATATTTCTCTGAAATATACTGGTAAATGTAGCGATCATGGCCATATATCTCAAATCCCTCAACATCCTCATACTTCTTATAAAAGTCCCTACAGTCCCTAACCGTCCCTGGATGAATTTCTTCAACTGATTCCCCACTTAACGTTTTATATTTAGACTTCCTTTTAGACTTAACAAATAGCGTAGGAAAAAACTCATCCCTATGTTCATATCTCTTTCCATTCTCTACACCACGAACCAGGAATTGATTCCCGATTAGTTGAACATTGGTGTAAAACTTTTTCATTTAGTGAGATCTAAGTATTTTTCAAGTAAGGTGGGCATTGGTTCACAAAGAGTAAGGATTTTATCCGAACTAATCATAAACTCATCATCTTGTGTGATATTTAACATCCAGGGTTTGAGTACTGCTACTCCTTCCTGCATTGTTATTTTCTCTTCTGAAGTGGTGATAACAAACGGATTGACCATTCTACAATCAGGTTCCCCCGGAACTGCTGCGGGAGCCTCCTCAATCTCACTAATCAGAACTTGCTTGTTCGTCAGCACTATCACTTTGATCGTCTTCGTCTTTGCCATAATTTACAATGTCCTGTACATACATTTCTTTTAATTTAACTATAGGATCTACCATAGTAATAACCCAATCAGAAGCAACAGGAATAGTACTATCCTTCGAGAGAGGCATCCAAGGGAAAAGAGAAACCTCAAATCCTGATTTTTGAACTCCTACAGCCTTTTCACTGACAGGAGTAGGATTCCTCATTTTGACTACACAAGGTTGCTTCAGAAAATATCCCACTACTCTTTTCTGATCATCTTCACCAAAGGCCATTTCTGCCACATCCGCAATAATATCTTCTCCAGATTTGAGCAGCAATAACTTAATAGTCATAATAATTAATTACCTCCAGTTATTTTACCATTAAAAAAAGGAACCGTCAAGGTGGCGGCCCCCTTTCCCATCTCAAACTAATGATTATTTAAAGATAGTCTTTTCGTGCATGATGATCTGGAATTATCTTTCCCAGTTCAACCACGAGGAGTCCGTCGTCAAAGCTGACCGATCGTACCTCTGTATCGTCGGAGAGCGTCCATTGTCTGGTAAAGGAACGTTGGGCCAATCCTTTGTAGACAAATTCTCCATCATCTGACGATTCTTCTTTTTTGCCTTCCACAAATAGTTTCCCAAACTCTGTATAGACTTGTACTTCATCTTTCTTAAATCCCGCAAGGGCGATTTCGAGTTTCGATAAGACATTATTTATTTGTACTAAATTATAAGGTGGATAATTGGTTGTTACATCAGTATCCCAAAATCTATTGAGATAATCATCTATTCCAATACTGTTTCTATTAATCTTCTCAAAAAGTTCTGGAAGATTCGCAGCATGATACCTGGCTAATGTGCCCATGATTGTAGCTCCTTTAAAAGCGAGTTTGTGTTTTGTGATCCCCGAAGGCAATCACCTATATTTATAACACAAATTACCAAAAAAAGATAGGTGGTTTACCGTAAAAACTGTTTCTTACCAAGACGGTTTTTACGAAATGGTTTATGAGTTAAAAAGAAATTTGTATAATTAATAATCACCAATAAAATCAATAATATAGTATTAATCTCCATCCTGCGTTTTTCCTTTTTTTCCTATATTATACTTCTGTTCCAAAATCCAATCACTCTTATCCTTATAAGCCAAAACTTTTATTTGATTTAAAGGAGCAATATCAGAAACAGCATTAGGCGAAACTACTGAGATAAGTCCCCAATCAGCAAGTAAGCGAGCAATGCGGTTGCGTCGTTGTACATCATTAGTTGTTAGATTAGCATGCTTACCATCCAACGCAAATAATTCTTTAAAATGCACAATATAATATCTACCTTGCTTATGCAAGATATGGCATGATTGATAGAGTTTCTTCTCTTTCCTAGATGCTACTCCAATCCTTGTTAAAGTCTCCCGCACCTTAAGAAAATCATCAGGTTCATTCAGAGTTACTTCCACCATTTGGTCTTGCGACCAACTTACTTCAGGCTCTACCGTAGTAGTCATTTCAATCCTCCAGTGTCAAGTCTTTTTTTAATGTAATCCAGTTGTTGTTTTGATAAGATTTTCAGTGCTTGAGACGCTTTCTCGTTACTATAACCATAGTATTGTTTGACACTTTGGAGATCCGTGACTTTTTCCTTACGGAGCCAGGGAGAGAATCTCTTCTTTTTCCTAAGAGTATTTAGATAGAAACTATATTGCATATCCTTGTCTAGGTTAGGATACCTATTCATCTCATTAGCAAACATAATACAATCAAGATTACCTGACAAACAACGATTAACGATATATGGAGGATAATCTCTCGTATGTTCTGTTAGATCTTCTTTTGTAAAATTAATGGAGTTCAGCCAATCTTTGAGTTCTGTCATAATAATAAACACCAGCATTAGTGAGCATTCCTAATATTAGCAACCAATACAATAAAAGTAATATTGTACCAGCTGACCATCTTTTACCAGGATACTTAACTATCAGTGTCTTTCCTCCTAATAATTATTCTATCATTCTTATAGTCAGCAATAAAGTCCAACTCATCTTCATGTGGCCACATCATCTCTTCATATAATGCATTTAATCTCTTCATATCTTGCCACAAATCAGTTGGTTCTGTCATGCTGCCAAACCTTCTTTCTTTAATTTATTATAATTATAACATCCACTAAAATTAGAACGAATCTGTGGTGATCTACCATCCTTCCATGGACCATAATTCATTAATATCAACTCCTTCCTTACCTTCTGATCTTTCATATAATCACCAACTGAACGCATGGTATAAGTTAAATCAAACTCACCAAGATCCCAATTCTTAAACCTATCCTTCACTAACTGATCTGAATTATAACTAACCATCATATCCATCTTATGCTTATCACAATCTTCAGCAAATTTATCATGATCAAATCCCTTATGCATAGACCCTTTCTTTCCATAAAGATTATCCTTTATGTCATAAGGAGGATCAAGATACATAAAAATATTTTCATGAACATCATGCTCCATTAGATACTCATAAGAATAATTGTTTATACTCCAATGCGAAATAATTTCTTGATATCCAGGTAATTTCTCCATACCACGGACTGAAAAATTACTATTGGAAGCTTGAGGTGAAAAACTAGAGCTTTCTGTAAGACCACTAAAACTACACTTATTGACAATATAAAAAGCCACAGCCCGATCAAGGGGTGACTCACCAGTCTTGTTAATAATAGACTTGGAGTTGTTGAATAATTCTCTTGCTGAATCTGGATCATTGTGAGTAAGTTTGTAATCTAATAATTGATCTCTCAATTCTACACCAAACATCTGTAAATTTTGCCAAAAGTTTACAAGAGGTTCATATAAGTCATTAACCCAAATTTTAAGATGAGGATATTTCTTACTAACATGAATAGCAACACTACCCCCACCAAGAAAAGGTTCCCGATACTCCACATAATTAATAAGATCAGGAAAGAACTGATCCATCTTTTTACAAGCCCTTGACTTACCGCCAGGATACCTCAAAGGAGTTTTAAGTGCTTTCATCACCAATCCGGATAATGGTACATATTTCCAATATATTGATATATCAAATCTAATCCAAACACAAATGTCTCCCCCTTCTCATCTTGAAGATAAAAAGGCATCTTAGGATACATTCTCCTTGCAGTATAATATTGACTAACAACTGCATAGTCATCATCAATCCACCGTTCCTTTTCCAATTCTTCTTCAGTCATTAGTAATATCTAATCCCCTTCCTTTCCACCAAAGAGTCATCCACTCGTTCTACTGAAATAGCATCCATAATTCTATGAAATGCCCCAGACATTAAACGATATCCAGTTCCCACATATACTTGACCAGCAACTACAGCAACAGTAGCTGTTCCCCAAAAAATATAATAGAATCTAGATTTAACTTGTGCTCTCAATTTCTTTGTGTCTTTAGTCATGGTCTTTCTGGATGTGAAGTTTGTTCAGTAAGTCTTGCAGCAACAGGACCATCATCTGACCAAACAGATAATGTATGTATGTTGATTGAATCCTTTTCAAAGATTTTAACATCTACCTTACCATCTTTACAAGAAACTTTAACAGTCCCATTGCAATGCCAA